AACCAATTCCAGATTCGTTATGATCGCACCGCGACCTTCATTGTACAAAATGGTCGTGGCAAATTCCCAACGCACCTTCTGCCCATAGTGCGAGGAAATATCCTGCGTCATGTAACCGACGTTGTTGCTTGCCGGATCGCCAATTAGCCATTTGTCATAGCACCAGACCAGATTGCGTGCGCGATACTGGCTGAAATCAACAAGGCTGCTAGTCAGGATGAACCAGACCGGCTGTCCAAGTTCTTGGCTTGCCGATGCGTCATAGACCAACGTCTTGTTGGGCAGGTGAACATAGAGATGCTGATGCGACTTATCGTTGCGGGATTCTAGTTTTACGCTTGCCAATTGCGCTTCGGTATAATCCAGAAGCAGCATATCAATTTCTTGCGTGCTGATCTTCTGTGTCTGCGAATTCGCGCCAACATAGATGCCTGGGGCTTCGTTAAAACCGCTACCGAGAAACGCAATGTTCTCCATGTAAACGCAGCAGCCGTGGGTGCCAATGACGCCCTTTTCGATCTGTGCGCCCTCGATGCGCTGGAATGGGAATAGATCGCCGCCAACGTTGTCGAATACTTCGATGGTGTGCCGGTTCAGCGCATAGACTTCATTGCGCAGTTTGAGCAATGCAACGACGGGATCAGGGTCAACTTCAGACGATCCGTACTTAAGCGGATTGACTGCCAGCGGGTTTCCGAGATCCGTGACAACCAGAAACTCGCCGTCCGTGGTCATCCAATAACCATCGACCCATACCGTATCTAAGACAGTGCCGAGATCGGGATCGGTGTTCTGCGATAGCGTTGAGGTGGCTGGATTCCAGAAAAACAGATTGCCGTTTGATGCGATGCCCAAAAGGTCGAAGTCATAATCCAGCGTTACTAGATCGCCATCGTCGCCAACATCGCCAAGGATCGTGATCGCACCAGTGGAACCGACAGTGACCAGTTTCGAACCCATCACCCGATAGCAAATGCCGCGCCAATTGATGCCGCCGCGATCAACGCCAGGGCCTGTCCCATTGGCAATAAGGCCATCAGCAGGACGCAGGAAGCCTTCGCTAATCCCATTGCTCTTTGGCACTGGAATCATATTCACCGGATAGGACGTGCGAAAGTCTGGCCCATTGTCCGTGTATATTCCACTAAGGATTGGAATCTGCGTCATAGCGTCAGTGCTTGCAACTGGGCATTTAGTAGACGTTTTTTATAATATACAATGGCGCGGACATGGCCGTTAAGAACGTTTGCACCACCTGCGTTCGAACCAATATTTAATCGGTCGACAGTCGGCATAGTCACTGTGTTATCTGTACCTACAGCGCCCCCATTAACTGACAAAGCAGCGTCGTTTAAGCTTGACCCAAACGCCATTCGAGCAATAGTGGTAGCAGCAAAAGTTCCAGTTAATATCGCCGCCACAGCCGATCCTCCGTCCCGAATTTCTCCGTAACCAGATGTGCTATTATTTGCGAATGAAACTTGAAAACTCTCGTTAACACTCCCGTCATTGGCAGAAAGAATACGATTGTTAGTCGCAATCGCCGCATTTTGAGACGCCGCCGTTACAAACGTACCTTCGCTCTGGTTATACCAAGTAGAGAAGTTCGTCCCCGTCATGGTCGCAATATCAGCGTTGCGAGTGACCGCAGATGCAACCGTGGGTATGTAGCTGGTGGCAAATGCGGCTGCTTCGAACTGAGCGCCCCAAGCAAAAATACCGGAGCCAGCAGTGCCTGTGTATGTCAAAACACCATACGAGCCGGGCGTAGGGGTCGCAGCATTTGACGGCCCAAAATAGATATATGTAGATCCAGATGCTGCCCCAGTCACGCCGGTTATCGTGCAACGATACCAGCCATTACCAGCGTTGGTTATAGTCGCCCTGGTTATTGTTCCAGCAGCGCCAGCGTTTTGTTGCGTAATAACGCCAGTCGCAAGATTAAACGTAGCGGAAAACCATTGCGTTAGCCCTGTGCCTGACACAGACATATGCGCAAAAGTTCGTTCTGCGCTCTTAAAATACATGGACGCAGTAACGGTGGTAAATGCGGATGTAAAACCTGCGTAACGGCTTTGCAGTGACGATCCAGATGCTTCCGTAATTTTATCGGCAACTGTTAACCCACTAGGCGCTGCCGTTGCGTCAGCGGAAACCAATGCGTTATAGCTAAACCAAGAGGAACCGTTAAGTTCTTCAGACCGCAGCACTAAATTCGTCCGAGCTTCTTCGATCAGCAGGCCGCGAGGTGCCAGCGTGACAGGATCATAGTCAAAGCGGGGCGTGGTATTGCCGACCGTCTCGATAAAGCCTGACGCATTGACGCGGGTGGCTCCAGTGCCGCGTGAGAAAGTAATGCGGCTGTCCAGAAACGGCTGCAAAAAGTCGAGAGCCAAAGCAGGAACGCCAGTTGTTGCCGTACTCCAACGACTGACGTGTCCAGCGCCACGACCTCCCCAATGGATAGACATTAGAGACCTACACCCGGAGTGAAGTAAACGATTCCAGTGGCGCCAGCGGCGATAGCGGCAATGTAAAGATTGCCAGCAGCATCAGGCGAGAACGTCAGAACCTCATGCACTCCAGGGCCTACTGGAAAGCCAGTTGTTGTGGCCGCCGTAACCGTTGATCCGCCACTATTAAGCCAAACGGTAGCCGTGCCATTGTTCACAATGCGAACAGTGATTGGGCCATTGCGATTTGCAACAAAAACGTTCTGAGATGTTCCAGAAACGTTTATATTTGTTGTTCCGGCTGTGACGGGTGAAAATGAACGAGCTTCCATAGCTTACTCCTATATTCGCAATCTAACACAACATTGGCGCAGCGTCACCACTGCACTATGACCATTTAACTTTGTCAGCCCAGAAGGCCGCGCTCATCTTACCCTTGGCGATATTCTTTGCGTGCCTAGCCTTGAAGGATGCGCGCTTCTTTTTTATAGCTTCAGACTCGCCCTTCTTGGGCTTGCCAGCAGTCTTCGCGCCCTGCTCACCAAATCGGATCGTCTTAATCGTATCGCCTTCCTTGGCGACAACAATATGTGACTTCTTCGGATGGTCAGGCGTGCGCTTGGGCTTATTGAAAGCCGAAACGCCAGCACGGGCGAGGCGCGAATCCTTTTTCAATTAGCCGACTTTCCAGACAGCGCCATCGCTGTAAACGGGAACCTTATTAGATCCGCCACCAGCAACAGTTGCGCCGAAGGTAGCCGTGCTGCCATCAGTGATGAATGCACGTCCACCCGTTAGGCCAACAGCGCTGGGAAGCTGGGCGAAGGTCGAAGGCTGCGTCTGCACGGAGTTGCAAACAACGCCATCCATATTTGCTTCGATATATTCAATCAGCGTTGTGATTGATGCGCGGCGGCTATCACCCTGATCGGGAACCCACAAAACGACATTGTTACCGCCTGAGACCTGCGTGATCAGCGGAAGCTGGTTAATAGTCGACATTGATTAACTCCATTCAATAGGGCCATCCGGCCCAGCATCCACAGGATCGACAGGCGGATAGACGTAAGGATTGTCCCAGCGCCACGGCTTGTTGCCCTGACCAATCGGCATGGTTTCAGGCAATTGTTTCTCAAGCGGGAATGCAGCGCGTTGCAAGAGAATGTTATAGGCATTCTTTGCCATGACTTTTGTATCTGGCGAAACGGTCTTGCCGTAGCCTGGGGCAATGCGGATAGCGAGGTTAGTGATAACCGCTTCCCATGCGCTGTCAGGCGTGCCAGTCTCTGTGTCCAGATCGCTGTCTTGCGGACTGCTTGCGACGGGATAGCCGAGGCGAACGCCTTGCGCGTTCCATTCCATCATCATGGCGTCCAAGCGTCGGAGAGCGCCCTCAAGCTGTTCAGGCGAGAGATCGAAGACGTAATCCGCCAGCCCTATTTCCTCAAAGGCCGCAGTAACGAACTGACGCTTGGTATAGCCCACTATCAATCCTCCAATGCAGCGGCGATCCGCTCGGCAAGCTTCATATCAGATGTTCGCGCATTAAACGAGACGCCAAGTTCCTTGGCCTTGGATTCCAGTTCGTTGCGGGTTGGATCTGAAACTTCGTCGATAGCGTCCTCGAACGCTTCAGCGACTTCGATAATCTTTGCAGCTTTCTTACCGCCCAGAGCCTCTTCATATGACGGAAACCAGCCTTTAGCGGTCAATACGTCAAATGCTTCCTGATCGGCAGCGCCTCTTGTGTCATAAGTTCCGCCACGCGGCATTTTGAATGGGCCGGGAACGCGAAACATGATCGTCGGAAAATCGGTCATTTCTTTTTTGCCTTTGGTTTCTTGGCAGTCTTTGCAGATGCCGCGAATGCTGCCTTAGTTGGCGCACCCTTGCTGCCTGGCTTTCTCATGCGTTCAGGCGTTTCGCCAGCAGCCTTCTGCCGTGCAATCCGCTTACGTTTCGTATTGATATTTGCGTAAAGACCGGGCTTCATTTCTTTTTCCGCTTCGGAGCCTTGCTTGGCTTACCTGCTTTCATTGCCGCATCACGGGCAACGTTCAGAGCAATAGCGATGGCCTGCTTTTTCGGGCGACCAGCCTTTTCTTCCATCTTGATGTTCTTGCCGATGCTAGTCCGGCTGTAACCTTTTTTAAGCGGCATGAACTATCTCCCTAAGAAGGTCGGGGGGGATGACTTCCAAATCCCCCCCTTCCAATTAGACTTACGTCTGGTTGAAAAGCAGAATGCCTGCCATTTCAGGGTTTGTACACACAACGCCGTAGAGCGTATCGAGCGTATAAAGCGTCTGGAATGTCAGCGGATCGAACTTCTTGGTCATGACCAGTTCGATGCCCTGATCGGTCGAAGCGCGCAGAACGTCCACGCCAGCACCATCAGGAACAGCGTAACGGCCCGGAAGCAGTTCGATCGAATTCTTGTGCCAGAACGGGTTGATGTTCGAAGCAGCGATGTTCTTGAAGACGATCGGAGCAGTTGCCGAAGTCGATGCAACGAACACGTTCTGATACTGAAGTTCAGCATCGGTCGGGGACGAGTTTGCACCAATGATCGGCGGGCTGATCGTCATGGTCGTGCCGCTATCAACCGAGATAACGCGGAACGTCTTAAGCTGTCCCGTGCTACGCTTGGTGATGTGGTGAACCGCTTCGATGCCGGTGATTTCAAACGAGTCGCCAGCAG